GGAAACAACTTCGCACCAGGACAAATAGCACAAATGGTAAAACCCATTGAATACGTGTTAAGTGCTGAAAATATTGAAACCTCCAATGGTGGTGCAGAGATTGAAGATGATGCAGCCTATGCGTATCGCATCTATTTATCGCCATCTAAGTTCAGTACGTGCGGCCCTTATGATGCGTATGAGTTCTTTGCGTTATCGGCTAACTCTTCCATTAAAAGTGTCTCTGTGACTAATCCATCACCTAATCGTATTGATATCAGTGCCATTTTAGAAGATGGAAGCCTACCGAACCAAGCCATTAAAGATCAAATCAAAGCCGAATGCACAGGTGAAAAGCGCGTGCCTATGGGTGACTTGGTTGAAATCATTGACGTTATTGATGTGACGGCCACGGTGACTTATACGCTGTATATCTTCTCTGATTACACCGCATTGGCAGATCAAATAAAAGCATCAGCACAATCAGCAATACAAAAGGTGATTGATAACTGGAAAACACAACATGGCAGAGACATTGTACCAGCGGCACTCAGTAGCCTCGCTCAAAACATGGAAGGCGTTTATTACGTCGAGTCAACAATGAACGATAAGGATGGAAACCCAATTACAACCACTAAAGCATTAAGCAAAGACCAAAGGCCCATTATCACCATTACTGACTTTTCGTTTGTGATCACCAATGAGCAGTCACAAGTTAATGAAACCTTAAAATAACAACAATAAGCATGGCTTACTTTTTATAGGAACATCCATCATGAGTGTGGAATTAAAACCAATCTCTCTACTAGGAGCATCCATCGCTTCTGCGGCTGCCAGTTTCACCATCATTGAGATAGGTCAGATTGTGGCGATATGTATCAGTATAGCCACAGGTCTTGTTGCTTGTCGTTACTACTGGCTATCAGGCAATACAGCAAAACTAAACAACGAAAAACTAAAAAGAGAAAGTGGAGTGCAATAAATGTTAATGAAGAAAATACTGGCAACGACATCATGCTCTGTGGCTCTGATATTGAGTATCGTATTTAGCACTCCAAATAACTTAAAAACCAGTCCAGAAGGATTGAAGCATATTGCAGATCTCGAAGGTTGTAGAAATAAGGCATATCAATGTAGTGCGGGTACATGGACTAGCGGAATTGGTCATACTGGTGGGGTTATACAAGGAGAAACACTTACAGATAAAGAGATTGCCGCCAACTTCATACAAGATGTATTAAATGCTGAAATGATTGTTAATCGCTGGATCAAGGTGAGCATTACACAATCACAGTTCGATGTGCTTGTTAGCTTCGTTTTCAATCTTGGCTCTGGAAACTTCAGGACATCAACACTTCTAAAACTCTTTAATAAGAACGAGCCAGTAAAAGCGTGTGGGCAATTTATGCGGTGGGTTTATGTCAATGGTAAGAACTGTCATAACAAAGACAGTAACTGCGCAGGCATTGTTACTAGACGACAAATAGAACGTGATGCTTGTTTGAATGGGTGGCCTCAATGAACGTTATCAGAGGGGTCGTTATTGGTATCACTCTTCTGAGTATGTTGACGTGCTGGCTCTTGTATCAGCAACTTGAAGAAGCCACCGAGACAAACCAAAACTTAAACAACAGTTTATCTCAATCAGTGAGTGCTCAAAACGCCTTAAATAGCACAATAATCACGTTAAAAGAGGATGAGAAAAAAGCACAGATTGCCGCAGATAACATGGAAAAGACACTATCAACGATGAACAAAACAAAAGAGAGAGTCGTTGTTACCATAAGAGAGAGTATAAAATATGAAGATTGTTATGCTATGCCTATTCCTACTCATGACGGTTGGCTGTACCAGCAATCAACCCCTAGTCGTCACTGAATACGTTACGTTAGATAAAGTACCACCTGCTGCGTACCTTACTGAATGTGAACTTCCTTTTGCTCAACCACCCAAAACCTACGGTGAAGCAGTAGAACGAGATCAAGTTTGGTTATGCGCCTTTGAAGCGTGTGCCATAAAAGTAAGAGGTATTCGAGCGTTCTATGGGATAGATAACCAGTACCAAACACTTTGTTCAGACGATAAAAAGGCGACTCAATCGTCGCCTTCACATTAACCAAATAAATCTAACTGCTCTTCATCTTTCACTTTGAACTCAGGGCCTTTGTCTCTGATAAAGATAAACCAGGAGTGCAACTTCATTGCGTAGAAATGGTTATCTTTAGCGTAGTTGCGCTGAGTTCTTTTGCAGCAATTAAACGCATCTTTAATCTTAACCAAACGGACTGGTTTCTTCTGCATGATAATTACCTTTTAACCAAAAATAACGCGCTAACTCTTTGGGTGTATACCAATTGCGCCCAATCCCCAAATCACTTTTTATGATCGCAATATCTATGCGATCCATCATGTCGTAAATCTCTTGAGCTGCAATGCGGTTATCTGGGTACATTTCAAGAAGCAGAGCTTCAATTTCTTCTTCACTGGTTGGGTTTACCAGCTCATACTGCGGGTCGATTCTAAACTTACGTGCGTGTGCCATATCAACCCGCCTCAACCCAACGCTCTAGGCCAGTGATAACATCACTGATGTTTGAGCGAGTTAGCCATCTTGCACGTTCAACCTTAACGGTTCTCATCACAAACGCATCAAGCCCCTTATCATTTAAGCCACTCCAACCACGCGCTTTAGCTAATGCCGCTAACTTCGCCCACTGTAAGCCTGTAGGTTGCTGCGCAGTATTACCACCCAAGTGAGGAGTAAACTTGTTTAAATACCCTTCGTTGGTTAAGTGAGACACTAGCTGCTTCAACTCTGCATCACTCATGTCTTTACAGCTTACCTTGCCATCTGTAGCAAGAGATAGGTAATTACGGTATTCATCGTCATCACAAAAGCCCATGCGATCGGTTAATAACGCTTTAACCCCTTTATGCACCAATCCATACAGGGCGGTACGATTTACTTTATTTAGTTGCGGTTGCTTCATGTCTACACTCCTACTTCAATTGGCAAGGAGAACTTAGGGCCTAACCAGGGTTTATTTGAAACTCTCAGTATCAGAGCTGCAAAGAATTGGCTTTTTTCACGAGGGCCAAACCCTGCATCGTGTCTTAATTGATTGAATAACTCATCAATCATAGGGTCAACAATCAAGTTGTAATCGACACAACCTTTTGCTTTTGACCTTTGTTTTGATTCTCTGGTTCGTTGCGCTGGTGGCTTTGGGTTAAGAACTGGAGGCCGTCCAAGCCTAACGGTTTTTGTGATTGTCATTGCCTTTTTCGTTACCCACTAACATTTAACTTAGGCCAATCATAGCAAAGGTAAAAAAGCGACGAAGGAATTCGCCCTAAAAAAAGTAAAAAAAAGACCGCATGAAATATGCGGCCTTGGAGGGAACATCAGTATGGTTACATGGATAGTAAAGTCAGTCCTTTTAATTTTTTGTATTGTCTACATAAAGCAGATGCAGTACTAAAGTAAGGAACTAGATAACTTGTTTTCTTGTGCAAGTCTGGAAAGTGTTTTATTGCCTTTCGCTTTCCGAATGTCTTTTCGATATCTTTGATAAGAGCTGGTTTATAGGAAGCCACGCTGCGCTCTTTATAAACCTCATTCAATATAGTTGGTGCATCACTTTCTTTGTCATCTTTCTTTCCAAGAAACCATGCACCTTTTATTTGACCATCGATATAAACTTGTAACACGGTTTTACTTTCACTTTCTCTTACTCGAATAACTGATAGCTCATAGTCTTGATACTTAAATTTGACACTTACAAATAGTGAACTCAACGCTTCTTGAATTTCAGTCCATTGTTCTTTTGTGATACTACTCATGATTATTTGTCCGTTTGCGTAGAGCGTTTATTCGCTCTGCTTACTTGAGCTTTAATGTTTCTTAACTCGCGTTTTTTAGCTTCTATCTCTTCACTTAATTGTTTTGTTTTACCTCTTAAATATCTTAGATTGCTTCTAATTCTTATTTCTTTCTCTGCAATCCTCATTACATAATCAAATGCATCGAAATGTTGACCACAATTGTCACAAACAATTAAGCGTCTTTTTTCATCGATAGTTAATTGACTATGAGCGCATTGGTGATCATAAACTTTCTTTTCACCAACTTTGAATTGTTGCTTTCTAGTAAAATCAACGATATCCACCATCTAGTTCACCGATTCCTTAAGCGTATTTTTCGCCGCACATAGGGCAATAACTCATTTCTAAATTAGTCTGTTCCTTTGTTTTATTTTTGTGTTTAGTGCCGTCATTTTTTGTTTTGAAGTATTCATATTCAATGCCAAGCAGTACATTATTATCTTTGCCATCAAATCGGAAAATTCTATTTTTAAAGTTAATAGTGAATGTAGACTTATCAGCTGAACAAGGAAGGTTAGCTATAACTTTTTCTTTTAGAGCTTCTAGTGTTTCATTAATGCAATTACACATGGTGTTTATCCTAATTAGATTCTTGATTGAGTTGATTTAGATTTAATGCTTCTTGAACATCACCGCTTCTTTACTGGATACATTAAACATATCCAAACCCTTAACCTCATTGACTAACTTTTCAGCCTCCAATCGGTCATAACCCCAAGTATTCGAACCGTCACTTCTAAATGTACAAATGCACTCAATGTTAAATTTCACATCGTCATTGATGTAATCGCGTAAGTATTCAATCAATACTCGTAGCGTTCCGCCGTGTGAAAAACCTACCCATTCGTGTTCGTGAGTCTCAATTAGCGCACTAGTTTTAGCATCAGTAAAAAATACACGAGGTTTAATGCCGTACCCCAAACTAGCGCATCCCGACTTCCCACTGAAAAACTTACAACCATAACTTGAAATTGATTTGATAAGCTTGTTGGCTTCTTCTAAGCGTTGCTGTTTATTCATTGAAATAACCTCATGCTTATTAAGTGGACAAGGAACCGCATCTTCAAACTTAATCAATCGACGAGAAATCGAATCAGTAGGCTCACCGTGAATAAGAACCTCATAAGTGGCAGGATAATAATTGCAACTACCTGTAATTACGCCTATATCAAGTTTTTCGCCTATTTGATATGGTGGAATGATATTATTTTCATCTCCCCACACTTCAATTAACTCACGTAACGCGCCACTAACTGTGCAACAAGCATTTACTAGCTTCTCAAAGAAGTTATGATCTACATCCCAACCATCACGCTCAAAGCCTTTCGCTAATTGAAATTCATCACACCCTTCATACCAGTGCTTTGTTAGTGAGCATAATAGGTCGTCTTTTTCTGAATCTTCAAAATCACAAAATCTTTCAGAAAAGATACTTTCAACTGCATTGTGAATGATGACTGCTTTAACTTCTGAATCATCAGCATCTGGTCGTGGTGGAACAACTGAACCGTCTTTATTTAATAATGTAGCCATGGTTATTTCCTTTATTCTTTATATTTAAAAAATCGGCAGGCGAACTGCCGAATATAATTACTTAGCCGCTAAGAACTCAGCCCTTACTTTATTCATGCAGCATTTTTTAAACTTTAAACCTGACTCACAGCCACATGGTTGATTACGGTATTTAGGTTTAAGCACTTCTTTTAGCATTTGTTTCTTTTCTGAATATGTCGCTGTTAATACTTCACAGTACGCTTCATCAGTAAAAGCAAATTGGTTATCTTGATTACATTCATTCATGTTTAATTCCTTACTGAATACAGCGAATAGCAGGGTTAATAACTAAAATAGAATCTTCATATAGATGGCAAGTGCATTCATCATGTAATGGCACTTCTTGAAACGGTTGCTTGAAGTAATGATTAATAGATTCTTTTGAAGCATTTAAATTAATCACATCATTTGAATCTATTTGCATATCATCAGCATTCAATAAAGATACAGCCGCCTTTGATAGAGTAGAGCTAATCACATTGCCAACCTCACACAATAAATGCTCTGCATGGTCAAGGCGCTCAGAGTCATCAGCAAGAGAATTAACTAACTGCATAACTTCATGTTGATGCTCTTGTTTTAAAACAAAAATTGCAGGAGCTAATAACGATTTTAATTTTTCAATATTACTCATTTTTTATTTATTCCTAATATTCAGGCAAAGTGAACCCGTAGCAGGGTGCGTAACACCTCGCCTGAATGTATTTTTAAATAGGGTTTAAATCAGTTTTAAAGCGCAGCTAAATCAAGTGGGATATTCACAACCTTCCCATCTTCGTTACGTTGAGCAAAGCGAACGTAAGGTTTAGTTGATGACACCATGATTGAATCAGCAATTGCTTTCATGGCCTCACTCCAACGATCATCTATAATCTCAATACGACGAAGAGAAAGAATACGACCTGTATTTAAATTGCCTTCTTTATCTACATCAAATGCATCATGAATAAACGCTTTTAGTTTTTCATCAGCATTACCCGCCCAATCACTTAAACACTCATCAATGATGTTCTTAGCAATTTGAAGCTCTGGGCCAAAGTGAACGCTATCAGCTACTTGGATTTTAACGACATAAGAACCATCGTATGACGTAAAGCTTACGTTACCTTTCTTACCACCAACCTTGCGGTCATACTTCTCTGCAAGTAAGTCCATGAATGCATAGCAATCACCAAACGCTTGCTCTTTGAACTCACGAAGAAGCTCTTGTTGCTCTTTTGCTTGATTCACTAAACGAATAACAAAGTCGTTCATTTCTAGATCATGAGCAGGAACTTGATTAAGAGGAACAAAGCGGCCTTTGCGATCTAACATGCAGCCTTCAGGTACTTCATTAGTTTTGTTTAACATGGTTTATTTCCTTTTTGATGTCGTGGTGGATGATTTCCTACTCACGATTAATTTAAATAATGACACTAATATTTTAAGGTTAGGCTATTGAAGCTCTTCCCAAATAACCAACTCACGAGCGTTCACTCGAAATGCATTCATGATTTTCTCAATACCATTGATGCATGTTTTAATTTGAGTTGGCTCTTTTCCTTCTTTCAATTCATCCGTTAAGACTAACGGTGACTCAGACATTACAATGTTGTTTTTCCCTAATTGCTTACGGTGTGATACTCGACCGCCAGCAAGCCAAATAAGATGGTCTGCAATCATGGGTTTAATTCCTTTTGCTTTCTATTGATAAGTTGCCATACATAACCAATCGGTAATAAGTGCTTTAGTTGCTCCGCTGGATGCGTTATTGGTTCATCATGATTAATGCTTTTATTGAGCTGGACACAGAAACCACAGCGACCATCACTACTTAAAGTCCAAACACCAACTGGCTTTAAGCAAGCCAAACAAGGTGCAGAGTGAGCCTTTCCAGTTGCTCGATAAACCACACCAGATTTATTACTACCGTTTACTTTTTCAATTGAGCCACATTCCACCAAGCAATTTACTTTATATTTAATTTGATTCTTGCTGAGTTCACCAATCTTGGCATTAAGTAACTTTTTGCGTTCTAATTCACCAGCAATTGATACCGTTGTAATGATTGTATTTAAAGCATTGCACATACAACCCCCTTATAAACACTCTGCATAACGCTGAGATGGGAGACCAAAGGGAAGCCTTAACAGCTTATTAAATGGTGTTGCTTCATCAAATTCTTTAAATAGATTATCAACCCCTGGGATCTTTTCTTTCCGCGTCCTTTTCTTTACTTCTTCATTTCGGCAAACTGAACACACATCTAACTGTTTTGATTTACCGTTACCAATCGAGACACTTTTCTTTTTCATCACCCAAATAGGGCGGTGTTTATTGCATTGGTCACACTGAGAAAAACAAGGAGTATCAGTTAAATCATACAGTGGCCTTTGGTTTGAGTTACCTATCATTTTTAATGCATTGGCTTTTTTCATTTTATGGATAGCGGACCCAATTGCTGAGTTGGTTAAGCTATGCTTGCCCTTTAAAAGATCTTGAATGTCAACTCTTGCCAGTGGGCCGTTCTCTGTAATAGCATCAATAATTAGCTCTACAATACTCATAACAACCTCTACTTAATGGATGCTGTTAAATAATCAAATGATTGTTTCATGTGGATAAGTGAGACATCACAACCACTTGAATGCGCCATAGAAAGCGACAACTTAATCACATCACCAAGCGTTCTTAATTGCCCGTTAGTGTTGGGTGTTACTTTCTTTGCATAACCAATCATGTCTTTATCTTTGATACCCCAAGCGGTTACATACGCTTCAATATCATCACTTGATGCTTCCGCAATTCTTGCTGGGTGAATGATGCGTGACCACACAGGCTTCATGTTGATTTTTGAACGAGTAGCACTCATACGAGTTCGTACCATATCGTTACCTAAAAGCATTACTCCTGCTTTACCTTCAGCCAGAATACGAAGGCCATTTAATACGTCATCAGATAAGTATTGCGCCTCATCAATAACGATTAACCCTTTAGCACCGTCCAACTCTTTAGCGATAGATTGAGACATACGCGCTACCGTCATACCTTGAGTACGAAGCCCTAAGCATTCACCCAACTCACCCAATACAAAGCGAGAGGTTTTACAGAAAGCAGAAGCGGTAATAATCCACACATTACTGTGAGTACGTTGATATTCATTCGCTGCTACTGTTTTACCAACACCAGAGCCTTCATAGGCCATAGACCAACGTGATAGCGTTTGAGCTGTAGACATTAAATTCATAATGCGTTTTGCTGTTGGTAATTCAATGAAATTAGGCTCCGTTAAAGTCTGTTTTAAACTGGCTTTAAACTCGCTTTGAGTGCTAATCCAAACCTGAAGCATATCTAAGTATTTTTGTGAGTTGCCAGGATAAGTACCTTTAAGTAAACCACTTAAAATCCCATCACTGAAACCTGCTTGTTTTGCCAGTTGACGATTGCTTAAACCACTTGCTTCTTGTAACTGTTTGACTTGCTCGATAATTTGATTCATTATTTACTCCGTTCTTTATTCTTTATTGCCAAATAGATGAACCAGTGAAGCGGTTACTTCATCGGTACTAAAATCGACTTGGCTACCAAAACTCGCGTCGTGTCCTACGGCGCGTTTTTCTTCTCTAAACGCGATATCCATATTTGGAACCATTTCCGCAATACCTGGAACTAAACCACCTAATTCATCACTTGATTTTTCACTTACTGCCAATCGTTTTAAGTCTTCTTTAGATAACATGCCCATTTGTGAAACCATGAACTCAGCGCTCTTAAGTGAATCTTCTTGTAATAAACTTTGTCTTCTTGCCGCTGATAAATCATTGAATGCCACATCACCATTCAGTGGGATAGAGCCAATGTATTTACCTTCTTCACAGTACGCATGAACTTCTTTAGTTAAGTCATACGGATTAAAGCGAAGGTCAACTTTTCCGCCAATGTAATCAAACAACAATCGACTTGCGTATCGGTTCGTTCTGCCATGACTGTATCGTCCTGCATTCAACTCAACCAAACCACCTTCATGAACCCTAACGGCTTTTTGAGTTCGATGTAGACATAAACGAAGCTGTGCATCTGTTGGCTTACGAATTTGACTCACAGCGTAGCTTTGCTCGAACACTTGTTTGTAACTGTAAAGACCACGAGCCAATTCAGTGCGACGCTTCTCTTCTTCATTCCACTCAGCAACCCATTGAGAGAACATCTCAACCACTAAGTTGATATGTACTGAGGTTTCGCCGTAGTTCGCTGGCTTATCAACAACAGAAGAGCCTGTATATGCACCCGCAAAAGCAGGATGACGCTCGAACTGACCAATGCCGCCTTTACTGTGGAACAAACGCTCAACAGGTTTAGAACGCGCATTACCTTTACGACCAACAGTATCATCTTCAACAAGCGACCAATTCACACGTGAACCCATTGCCGTAATTGCACCTTCAACTTCCGCAGTATCAAACTTCTTATGAACCAAACCGTTTTTACTTTGCTTTGGACGACTCATTCGGCCTGTCATGGCTTCACCTAATGAAGCGGATGCTCTATCCAGAACAAACATATCTGGGATGCCGTGGTGAGAAACCATGTTATACAGCGCGATACCTAGCATTTCGGTGTTCTCAGA